TTAAGGATGAGGCAGATGAAATTATCGCTTGTCGAGGAAATCGATCTGGCTACAGTGGAAATCAACTTCAAACAACCGAGGCTATACTAGCAAGAAGCCGATATTTTAATGGGCTAAGTCCTGATAATATGGAATCTAAATCAGCCAGTGGAATCAAGGGTATTGCATCAACAGCCGCTAGTTATTGGCGCGTTGTACTTGCTCCTGATGGGTGGAGTCGTGGAACCGAAAGAATTGACTACGGATATTTTGACACGCTAACAAAGGCCGTTGATTTTCTGATAGATCAAGAAATTAAACACGGATTACGTACACAATAACCATTAACGCCAGTTAACGCTGGCGCATTTTAAGGAGAAACGCATGAGTGATATTAATTGGGATGAAGCGCCAGAGTGGGCTAGTTGTGCAGTGAAGCACAAAATAACTGGGATAGTTCAGTTTGCGAATAAAACAAACAACGGATATTTTAGGGTGGACTCTTATGGTTCCCAGTTTATTATGGGAGATAACGCATGGAGTGTTATTGAAAACAGACCGTTCAATGAGGATGCTGTGCTAACAAGTGTTAAAGATATTTTTAGATCAATCCAAAACGCCACCAATAACAAATACGAACGAGAATTAACGGATCGATATTCAAATACATGTCACGTTGATGTGTACGATGTTTTATTGGCATTTAAAGTAACTTGTCCAGCCATACAGCACGCGATCAAGAAATTACTATGCACTGGTATTCGCGGCCATAAAGATTCGGCACAGGACTTGTTAGAGGCTAAAGAATCAATCACACGCGCTATCGAATTAGCCACAAAAAGCTAAATAACCGATATTAGCCGAAATTGGCTAAGGTGTATCGGCTTACACTTTAGCCGCATTTTTAACGATATAAATTAATAAAGTAACTGATGTTACACTGGGGTAATTATGAATGACAAAATACTTTTCGATATATTCACAAAAAATAATGGCGATAAGTTCGCGCTATACAATGAAATAAAGGGTCTAATACAAAGCGAGATAATTAATGCTAGAGGTGTTGAAAATGCAAAGTTTTATGAAACGCTGATAAGGTTGTCAAATAGCGAAAACAATGCAGGATGGGAGGATCGCCACAGCAATAGAATAAAAATAATAAATGATAACATGTCTGCAATAGCTGATGACTACGATAGCTTTCTTCCGTAGCAACCTGTAATCATAACTTACAACTTCAAGCCCATTAATTTGGGCTTTTTAATACCTAAAATTAAGACAATAAAAAACCCTCATATGAGGGAACTTGTTACCGAATCGACACGATGGCTAATCGTCATGAAGGCCAAATCAATACCTTTGTCTGCAACATTTCGTCAGGGTCTAAGCAGGAGATTTTTGCTATTATAGATGACCTTTTCGCCTCTGCCCATGTTGCGCGGGGATGGAGTAATTTGGCGGAAATAATAGGACTCGAACCTATAAGCCGATTTCTCGACGACGAGTTAGCAACCCGCTGCAATACCATTATGCGATACTTCCTGAATTTGGCACTCCACACAGGACTCGAACCTGTAACCTAGGCGGTAGAAACACCTTGCGCTATCCAATTGCGCCAGTGAAGTTAAGTTTGCATCATTCACGCTTAACAACGTTAAATTAGCTTGCTAGTCATAGCCTCGTAGCTGGCAGATAAATCACCTCCTTAACGGATTAGACTTAATGTGATAGCAGGTTAACACAGCGTTGGATGTAAAAATTGGTTATCACCACCGTCACACTTTTGAATAACCTTCCCTGCTATCACATTGTTAAAGTGTCTTCGTCATTCTAGATTGCGTCGCCTAATGTCTGCCTGAATATCCTAGAAAACACTTTAAAAATATCCACTCGTAACGTGAGTGAGTCGGTTTTCGTAGTGTTGTCTCACTTTGTGACAGTCGCTTACTTGTTTCAAGTAGCTTAAAACAAACAATATAACAATTACTTTTTACTGTCAACACCAAATGATTTATTAACAGCATCATACCAAAGTAACCAGCTATTCACTGCCTGCTGACACTCAATGTATTGAGTGTGCGATTTAACTAATTCAGCTAATACAAGTGACTTGTTAATCTTATCTAGCGGTGTTAATTCACCGCATACATGATTACTTGGCTTTTGCGGTAACTGCCTTTGTGCGTCTAACTGATTGATTGTAGATGCGCACCCAGTCGTCATCAATAGCATTGCAATCAGTATCACGGTATTTCGTAACATATTTAAGCACCTCTTTTTCGACCTCAACCGTTTGAGTTTTAATCACTTCAACGACTTCGGCCTGTTTATTTTGGTTAGCAATTATGTCAGCTTGCAAGTCTGCATTTTTAACGTTGACTGCGATCAACGCCTCACTGGTTGAGGCGTTTAACTTTGCTATTGCATCATTCCATTCAGATTGCACTTTGGTCGAGCCGTAGTCATACGATAGCCAGCCATAAATAACTAAGCCCGCAATGATGCCGACAACCTTAATCGTTGCTAGGTTTATCATTGTTAGCCTCGTATTTGGATTGCACTGCTTTAGCAAATGCACTTGAGCCAATTAATCCAGTTCCAATTGTTATCGCCATTCCAGCATCAGGTAATGACATAAACATAGCAATGCAGCCAGCCAATGAAACAACGGTACCTATAATCATCGACATCATGAACCCTAATCGCATCATTGACCGCTTGCCGTTACAGTTATTTAGAAAGCTCATAGCACACGACCCAAGGCGATTAATTGTTGGTAAGCGTCTTTATGTGTCAGCATTAATAATTTTAATAGCATGTTAACTCCTTATTACGTATCGAATATAATCAGCCATGTATGCCGATGGTGACGCCTTGCCAGTTCGGTTCCAGTATGATTTACAGTAACTGGCCATCGCATCAATACCAGTTGGTAGCGGGTTAACGTCCATTAATAGATAGCACCTGGCGACAAATACCGAGTAATCCTCGTTAGTTGCTAACTGGCTAACATCGCGTGTAAATCCGCATTTGTTAGCTAACCTAGTGACTGAGTCGCAATTATCCCAGATTGAATCATGGGTATCTGGTTCAATTTGAAATACGCTCAACGCTGGCCCATTAATCTGTTTACGATATTTACCGCCCATTGACTCATGAGCCGCTATCATTAGCAATACAGTATTAGCCGCATCAGAATAGCGATTCATTTTAATCAGCGTTCGTTTGATTGCATCGTCAATCACCCGCATATCTTCGGTCATATTTCACCCAATAAAAAGCACCCGTTAGAGTGCTAGTTTATCACATGTTGATTAAATCTCTATCGAGTCGGGCGCTTCATTGCCGAATACGTCCCAACCGTAACTTGCTTGGCGGGCGAACATTTCAAGGCGTGGAACATCGCCCATAAGCTCTATAATTTTATCCCTTGCTATATCAGGCTTTTTTGAATGCTTCATTATTGGTGCATCTATTACACTGTGAACGCCCATACCCACTCTTTTAGGCTTACCCTTTACACCCAAAAGGCATATTTCAGCATTTGACCTAGTCCATCCACCCATACCCCAAAACCAACTGTCTTTTATCTTGTTCTTTTTGACCCATGTAAAGGCATTTGTTTTGTATTCAAAACCCCAAGCATCCATTAATGCTAGAGCTTCTTTTATCTTTGGAAATGTAGCCCACATAAATATTACACAGTTATCATCGCATACCGACTGCACATCGATTAACTCAAGCTCATTATTCGCTGTTGTTTTGTAATGCCTTTCAGCTCCGCCACGATTTAAAGATTTGTCATCATATTGCCACGGTGGATCAGCATAGATTACTTGATATTTTTTACTCATCTATTTATCTCCAAATATCAAATCAAACTGCTCATCGAATTTTTGCTGTTGCTCTTGGGTCATGCTCATCTTAATTTATTTCCTATTTATTGTTGACACTGGTAATACTAATAACATATGATTCAGTTGTCAACAGGAAAGGAGTTTAAAATGATTAAGAATGTAGAGATTGAAATGTACGGGCATAAGTGGCTTATTGAGATTGATCAATACAGCAACGATGAATTTGATTTTGATATTAACAAGACTGTGCTTACATCCAATGGGTATGCGCTTGATATGTCTGATATGTGTGATATGAATCAAGATTTATTTATGCTAACCAATGAAAGAATCTCAGAAAAACTCAAACAAGAGGCACTAAACAATGTCTAAACCAAAAGCAGGCGATACAGTTAGAGTGCAAAAGTCATTCTGGGGAAACGATATTTATATCGAAACATTTGTACTAGAAGAGTTTAATTTTTGCCTAGGATATTACGAATTGGATGGGCCAAAGTCACCATGCAACTTCACTCCATTATGTAATTTAGTTGAAAGAGCACCAGATGCGACTGATAAATATTGGTCTAACTATGGGCCATACTATTCAGATTACATAAACACTTTTGAGGTAATTAGCAATGTCTAAAACTGGTTATCACACAGCTGCACTAATCAGCTATCAAGAATTTATTAATCGTGGCCCAAGACGTGCTAAGGCCGTAAGCGAGGAAAGCAAAGAACGCAAAGAGGCTAGGCGCAAGATTGAAGATATTAAATTAGCTCGTGAATTGGGTATTGAATTGGGGGATCTAACTTAAATGAAATCACAATCTGAATTAACAACATTAATGTTAGCGTGGCAAATTGCGCGTGTAGACGGTTTGAATCAAGCCGCTGCCATTCGTAAGTGCGCAAGACGTTTACGTGACACAACGAAAGATAGCGTGCTTTATGAGTTATTTAAAACACTTATTGCAGCACCTGAACACAAGGTTGTTAAGTGTGTATCATCACTTCACGATAAATTAGTTCAAGACGGTTTACTTTATGCAAAATAATTGGCACTATGCCACACGATTAATAAAAGGAAGATGAAAAATGTCAGGCTCAATTACAATTAAGTTAAATCAAGATGCATCAGTATTTCAAGCTGGTGATTCAACAGGGTTTGGTTTGCGCGGCGGTGTTCGCTACTATGACCGCGAAACTGGTCAGAATGAATACACTAACTATGAATGGGTTTTCTTTGCCAAAGCGCAAGGTCAAATTGATTTCTACAAAAGCGCGTTTGTTAAGGGTTCAATTATTGAAGCGTCTTACCAACAACAGAAGATTAAGACATTCGAAAGCAATAATGGCCCAAAGTTAAGCATTGAACTACTTGATGCAAAGCCCGGTTATATAGGCACTGCTGATGCTGGCCAATCTGGTAATGCATCAAATACTACTCAAAATAGTAGTAATCAGCAGCATAGTGCGCAGAATAATGCGCAACAATCACGACCAGCTCAACGCCCAGCACCACAGCCACAGCAGAATGTGCAAACTGGATTACCTGCTGGTGATGATTGGGATGATTCTGGTATCCCTTTTTAGACTTAACTAACTAAACGCCTATACGGAGGCAAAAGGAGATTTAAATGGAACATATAAGTATTAAGTTTGTTAATAAAGTCGGTGATGAAATCGTCCTTCGAGATGTCACTATCGGGAAGGTGTATGTGGCATCGGTACACTCCAAAGGTAGCATTGATGCTGGCGGATTGACATGTGTCAACGATACGTTATGTATAGTTGACGATGCTGGAGATAGCGTTTCAATATGGGCTCACGATACGACATTTACCAAGGAGATTTAAATGAACCATTCAAGAATTGAAAACTGGAAACGCATTGCCGATAAAAAAGACATCATTATTATCGGTAATGTTTACGGTGATCATCGCTGGCCTGATGATACGATGATTCGTACAAGCGCATTACTACCAATGAGTATGCAAGTTCATACACCAAAAGAGGGTTATACAATCAACACGCTTAACTCAACTTACTTGCTCGGAAAGCCTTTCTTAAATGAGTTAAAATAATGGAAACACTATTCACTATTGCAATGATACTTACTGTGTTTGTTGCGTTAACTATGGCTTACGATATCTTTATTAATAAATTTAGAAGATTTCCTAGACTTGTTGAAAATATTGCAACTTCATCATTTTTGATGGCCGTCATGCTTTGGATTGTTTATTTACTTTGCTGGGCGTTTATTGAGATGGGGTTTTAGTATGGATGATGATGGTGAACTTATTATTTTTATGGTGATTATACTTAGTTTAATTATTCTTTGGTAGAATAAGCCCTCGCATAGAGGGCTTTATTTTATGTACCTAATCTCCTTTCCCTTTGCTCAATAGCTTTCTTATGCAATGCCGTCTGCAGCACCTCGCCAGTCTTTTTATCTCGCAGAATATCAACCACCGAACATTGGCAGTTGATCCTATTGTTGCCAGTATCCCACCAATCCTCTTGCTCCTGCGGCGTAAATATTTGACCGCTTCGTGACATATGCCACTTTCGCGAGTTTTCAGCTAATGCAGATAGATGCATTACGGCAATTTCAAATGAACCAGCTCCATACACATCACGATTCAAGTCTTTAGTGTTAGCCATATGCGCATCAGTAGCAGACTTATTTAATTCAGTCCTAACGATACGTAATGCACGCCATCCAGCCATGTCATCAAACGCTTTTGTCACATCTTTAGCTACTGAGCGATAACCAACGCCTGATGTAATTGCTCGTGACAATATACCTGACACTTGCCTCGCTGATTCATCACTAAATCCGACCATGCTATTGAACGTGCGGCCATAAACAGCATCTAATCTGCGCTTGTAATATGGTTGCTGCAATATCTGCTCATAGTCAATTGAGCGCACTTCATTCGATATGTCAGCGCCAACGATTGATGCTGGTGATAAATTCTGCGCGGTCTGCAATGATTCTTTATAGCCAGTCTCAACCGCTTGACGTGAATACGTATTAAACCACCACTGAGCTGACCAAAGATTATCTTCAAGTCCTAGCATGTTGCGGTAAATCAGGTTTTTAATAAACCTGTCTACCTCACTCATTCGTTGAGGGCTAATCTCGTAAACGTACTGCGTCTTATTGACGATATGCGCTAATGGCAATAGCTCGACAACGTTAACCTGCACTTTATCGACTAGCGACTGCTCAAGTATCGTCTTGATTAGTGGTTTAACCTGGTCAGCGATTACCTTTACCCGCTTGCGAAATTCACGCAAACACTTACCGCGCAGACTGCCCAAGCCAGTGGGATCGTCTGCGCCGTGAATGATTGGGCGGCCGATTGCTTTAATCATTTAGAATGCGACCTTTTGCAATTTCAAAATATCCATCATCCATTTCAATACCAATGAATTTACGATTAAGGTTTTTGGCTGCTACTCCTGTTGTTCCGCTACCCATAAATGGATCTAAAATAACCGAAGGGAAGTAGTCTGGCTCAGAAATAAGGTGCTCGAGAATGTCCGTCGGTTTTTCTGTGGGGTGAACGGCCTTAGTATGGTGAACTTTTTTAAAGTTTATTATTGTTTTAAGGCTGTTTGAGGTTGTTACGAATCGACCTTTTGTGCAAATTAAAACAAGCTCATGCACTGGTCGCCAATTTCCTCCCATGCCAAAATGACACTTATTCCACACTATTAGGTTTTTGATCTCATAACCAGCCAGCTTTGCGCTAGTGATAAATTCAGCAACGCAGTGGTGATTACAAAAAAACATTGAAGCGGTGTTTTTGCTTGTAACTCTGAAACACTCATAAAAAAACGCGTCAGACCAAGCTAAAGTGTTGTCGTTCTTTATTCTCTCTCCGTGAAACTTTCCGCTTTTCCGTTGTGGCTCCAAATTCATCCCATAAGGCGGATCAGTTAATATCATATCAACTGACCCTCCTGGTATTTCTTTCATTCTCTCTAAACAGTCGCCTTTCATTAGCCAAATACTTTCATTCTTAAAATCCATTTTATTCTCCCTCAACCTTTGGGCCATTATCAACTTCTTTTTTATCACTGACTTCTTCTATGTCATCAATATCAAGCATCTCATGAAAATAGCTGTCAGGGATGACTGACTCAGGAGTGCCGCCCGCTCTAAATATATTAAGGCGAATATTTGCAGCTTGCTCACCCATTGCTAATTTATCAGACTGACTAGCTTCACGCGCATCAGGCCAATCAATAACAACCTCACCATTAGGCATAGGCAAAACACCAATCTCAATAAATCGATTGATGTGCTGCATTAATAAGTGATTGCCGAAACCCTCTCGACGTTCCATCGTGAAACTATTCCATTGAAGAGTATCTTTATCACTTGCTAGTTTGCCAGTTTGAAAGCCAACTAATACAGTCATTGGGATGCGATAGTTTGCCGCGATTTCTTTTTCGCATAGTTCAGCGGGTTTAGTTGGATCGCCCATTGATGAGTTAAGTGATGACATTGAGGCGTCACTGATAACTAATGTCGATAAATCACCGCGGTCAAACTCGTTAATGTTCTCGTCCATTAGTTCGGCGGTTGCGCCAGTAGGAAGGTTTGAGCCTTCTTTCAATGACAGCACACTACGCTGGTCGGCGTTCTTCTTTGAGCCCTCAGCCGATGACATGCGGATTTTTTCCCAATCCATTAAGGCATAGAAACAACCCATCATGGCAGGCATTCCGTAAATAGTGCCGTCCTCAGCACCTTCTGCAGCCATAATTAAGCGGCTAGGATGGCAATTGAACGATCTATTTTGACCGCGTGATTTTGAACCAGTTGCAAACTCTGCAACCTGATACATTGTCGGCTCGCCATAGTTAGCCGATGTTAAATCGGTATCCCATTCAGATTCGATTAGTTGCGATTCAAACAGCGGAACAAGTTTAACCAAGTTACCTGGGACTAAACTCTCAAGTGGTTCATTCATCTTAGCGCCGTTAGCGTCACGGGCAACAATCAATGAGCCAGCATACTGACCAATACGTTGTTTGCGGTCTAATGAGCGCACACGGTCTTTAAATGCTAACTTCTGGTCTTTGATTAGTTTGTTTAACTCAATCTCGAACTCTGTTTTAACTTCATCGTTATATTCAGGCTCGCCATCAGAATCAAACTCTGTTACATCGCGGATAGTTGGCCAATCTGACCAAACAGAATCAACAGGCATATCACAGCCAGCTTTAGCTAGTCCGATGCGTCTGTATAGCGAGTAGTAATTGCTGAACGTGGGCGCTTCTGGATAGCCATATTGACAGATTAAGTTGCGAGTTGTTTCTAACTGCTCGCCAAGAAAACCAGCACGGCCCGCAAATAGATTTTGCAGGTTGCGATTTGATTGAGCTAATGCGTTATTTGTGAGGGCTTTTTTAGCTGCCCGTTGTTTTTTAGATGACATGTTAAACCCTCAGTGATATTGATTAGAGTTTAACATGTTATAGGGGAAAGGTGAAAGTGTGGGTTATTTCCCCATGGTAGATAGTTTTAAAATTACCTCATTATTGCTTATTACTTTTGATTCCATATCATCGGGGAACGCCCACTCGCCATCATCTGAAATCATCAAGTATGGGCTAACACCAGTATCTGAATTTCTACAAGCTGCCAATCCAAGAGGATGAAGAATCTCCCTATTAATTCTTTCTAGCAGTCCAAGTTGAGCAGCGTCATTCCAATCTATTACTTTCATACTCTACCCATTAATCATTTTACTCATGCGTTCATAGTTTAAGTATTCGCGCATGTGTTCGGCTTGTTTATCGGTATTGCCTGCGTCAATTGCGTCATTGTATCTTTGCAAGCATTCGGCCATTTTTCGTTCGTAGTAGGTCACTTAAAGCTCGCTTGTGTTTAATGTTTCTTTGATTATGCGGCAGTCATCATCGCTAAGGACTATCATCATATATCCGCCGCCCATAACGCCTTGGTAGGCTGGCATCTTATCAACAACCAGAGATAAAGCCTCTCGCAGCATCTTGTTTTGTTCGGTTAGTTTGTCGTGTGAGCTTATTGCATGAATGGCTTGATTAATATGGTTTTCACCACTACAACACCAATCGCTATCATCTTCAATAACAAAGAATGATTCATTGTGCGACGCGCCACTAAAATCATCAGAATCTATTGCTCTCAACTTTAGCTCACCCGAAAACACATCACTCATCTTGATATCACTCATCCACACATCCCTCATAAATCATTATTGAAAATACACTAACGCTCAATTGCCCATTAACGTAATTTGATAGCGCTAGTCTAAGTATTTTCTTATCTGTATTCGCTGATTTGATTTTACTCAAATCGGCGAGGTTAACTGCTGTCATTATCTCAATTGCTGCGGATTGTTTAAGTTCGCAGTGTTTTGGTGGAAGGTCAATCATAACTATTGCTTACATGCTCATTAAATTCATACGGCTTACGTTGTTTATCTGCTATGCACTGCTCGAACTGTTCTCGAGTACATACACGCTGCCATGTTTCGTTTAGTTCGTCATCACCCCACCATGACCAATGCTCAAACAATCCAATACGCCTAAATACTAGCCAGTTGTGATTGTGTGCTGCAGTAGGCCATTTGATGAAGTGGTTGATGGCATCGGTTGTTGTTTTATTTGTCATACTTTTTAACTAACTCGATATAGTCGCTATCATCTAGCCTGTCGAAATCTCCGCACGCGCCAACGCCTAAGATTTGGTTGGCTGTGTATTGGATTCTAGCTAGTGATGCGCCATCACGAATGATAGCGGCTAGGTATATCAAATCTGCACGCTTAATTTTCTTGTTCACATTTAACTCCTAATTAGTTGACAACACGAATCGTATTATATACAAATCATGCTGTCAACTACTATTTAGTTTTTATCGGTTTCTTGAGCGGCGCATTGCTATGAAGTCGGAAACACCACTTCTAGCAGGTGGGCAGAATGCCATTACAGCAGCATCAAGTAAGTTGGGTGATGGAATGCCTCGCTTCTTAAGCTCCTTTTTGCCTTCTACCTTATCGCGCCCGTTTTGGTCAGTATCTCGCAGTGGCCTAGAGCATTCGCTGATAAACTCCTCAAGTATTTCAGCGCCGATTGATTCACTGTCAAAGCTAATCATCTCATCATCGCTAAATGTCTCGCCATGGTTAAGCGCCATATAAGTGTTTTTAACTCTATCAGCAAGCATCCAAGTAACTTGAGCTTTTAAGTTGCTGAACTTATCAGCGTTGGTTATGCCATCTGAATAATCAGCATTTGGATTAACCAGCTCACGACTACCAGCATTGAAGCCGCTATATTCTATTTGATATGGGCCGCCTTTTTCACCATTTGAATTGTGAAATTCATCATGCGCAATCTGGTTGTATTCAGCAAAGCTCGATCCAGCATTAGACCCTACACCTATGCTATCGTAATTAAGCGAGGCTTTATGCTGTCTAGTGAAGTCATAAACACGCCTATATGATTTGCGGCTTTCATCTTCCTTGTGCTGCCACTTATCAAGCTTAGTTATTATCGAACCCTCAGCCAAACATGTTGAGTTCCAATCCTTACCTCCATCCATGATATCGAACCCGACTCGCTTACTACCATCGCGACCAAAGCCAAGCTTTTTGTGAGCATCGATACAGGCACGCGCATAAACAGCAGGGATCAATACGCCGTCAACCGATGCGTCATAGTCAACGTCAATTTCTTGCGCCACGGTGATAGAGTCTTGCTCTCTGACCTGTTTATCATACCAAGCTTGATCTTTGCGTGGATCGTCAGTCCAACGCATTGTTAATACTTTTACCTTTCCGCTAAATCGCTTACGGTAAAATGAATTACCGTTTCCGTTTGGTGTTGATATGTCTACTTGGCAGTTAGTTGTTTGTGATAGTGCAGCGTCTGCAGCCTCTTGACGCTCCAAGAATGCAGCTTCATCGACAAAGTATATTGATGCCCTTGCACCACGGCCAATATCATAGCCACCTTCACCAGTTAGTGTCGATCCGTTGTCTGGATTGGTTATCTTGAGAAAGTTAGCGTGTTGTTTTTCGCTATATCCAGTTGGAA